GCACAAGACCAGCAACCAATCCCAATGCCAAATCTTTTGGGTTCGAATTGCCGCTCATATAAACGGCCAACGCACCAGCAACCGAGCTTCTCGCCCATGATGCCAACATTGCTTTTGCTTGATCCATTATTTCTCTCCTTTGGGTCTATCCGGTAAATCACCGGTAAATGAGACATAAGCCGGTCGGCCATATCCCACAACAAATGACCGCGCTCCCAAGGTGCGTGATTTAACCATCACTTCACCGCCGTTTCTTTGATCTCCATCTCCCGATGTGTTGCCTTCAATTGTTACAATTTGCTTTTCCGATGCCCGAATTACTAAACCGATGTGATTGATTGTCACCTTGTCATCAATAACAAAATCAAAAAACACAAAATCGCCAATTTTTGGGGTTTGATGCCATTGCTTGTTTTTGCTAAATGCCAAAGCTCCGGCTTTAGTGCTGACCACATTTGGCACTTTTACACCAGCTTGATCCGCGCACCAATTAAGAAATGACCCACACCACGGCAGCTTGTCAGCTTTCATGTGTTTGCCATACTTTGTCTCGTTGTTTCCAGTCTCAGCTGTGCCAACCTCGGCCAAAGCAACCTGAATCAAACGCGGCAATGTGCCTTGTGGAAACATTACAAACCAAGTGCCTTCAAATCATCAGCAGTTAAACCAAGAGCTTCTAGTTTTGCTTGAGCTGATGCTTTTTTGGCTTCTGCGTTTGCTTCGGCAGCTTCGATTGCTTCGCGTTCTGCCACATCTTTAGCCAGTTGGACTAACTCTGCCGTGTTCATATCACGCAAAATTTCTTCGCCTGTTTCTGCATTGACTTCTTTTACCTGTGGTGTTGTCATTAGTTCACTCCATAAATCTTGACTGTTCCAGCAGTAAAGTTACCACCAGAATCATTGTTCAACTCAAAACTTGAAATTGCTGCAGTTACATTTGTTGCACCAAAAGCCGATACTCCTAATGGTTCTATTTGTGAAGCCATTTTTGCAATACCGACAAGACTAAACGGCTTGCGTGCAGCCGTGTCCGTGTAATTGTAAATGTTCAATGCATAATCATTAACTGCGCTACTTGCTGAATGTCCGGCAAAACCGGGATTGATGTAATCGGGATTGCCACTTGACACAACTGCAGCAGCAAGACTTGTGTAATTGTTTGCATTAGATGCACCCGGTCTTAACTTTAATGTGTAAGTGCCTGTAGTAACTGTCAAACCAGTAATCAAAATATAAAGATTTGTGTAACTCTGAGAAATGCTTGAAATTGTAATTGTTGCTGCACCTGTTAGAGATGTTGTGCTGAGTAAAGTAAGACTTCCACCAGCTGGAGCTGCTGCCCATTTGACCTTGTACGGGCTGACTGTGGTATCAGCTGTCAAAATTTGGCCTGTTGTACCAATTGGGAGGTTGTCGTAAGTACCTGAACCTGTACCAACCACAATGTCACCTGAAGCTGTGATTGTAGTTGCCATGTCATTTGTAATTGTGACCGCACCTGATGTGCCACCGCCTGTGATGCCTGTTCCGGCTGTCACGGCTGTGATGTCACCAACATCATTTGTGATCCACACAAAATCCATGTTGGTTGCTGAGTTTTTTGCAAGAATTTGGCCCGTTGTGCCACCTAGTAAATCAGCCATGGCTGTATCAACAGCTTGACCAAATACCTCAAAATCGGCTGGCAAATCCGTGACCAAATCTGTGGCCGTTGGCATTTGCCATCCATAATTGCTTGTTGGATTTGTCATGTTTTCTCCTTACGCCACAATTGTGGCATTGATCCAATCCAGAGTTGGATTGACTGTGTTCCATTGCTCTACCACCGGCACATCATTCCATCGCATGGCTTGCAATGAGAATGAAATCGGCGAAACAATCATTGAAACGCTCACCTGATTATATCTTGCAGAAAATGTCCAGCCTTCAACGAAACCGAGAAAATCGCCGGAATTCATGTTGAGTGGCAAATTTGCTATATTTACCGGCATACCCATAAAGACATTGATTAAATCATCGCGGTCGGCATCATCAAGTTCTGGATTTGTCAGCTCAAATGTGATGTTGTTGAAATTGAAGCGTGGGTAAGCTCTTAATTCTAGATAAAAATCCGCCTGATCTTGAGCATCGGCTTGATGCTTGATTGTTGTAGTAAAAATCTGTGCAAGCTGCCCATATAAACCAACCGATGCAGAATCAACCGCGCCGACCTCACTTTGTGAATTTGTGCCATACCTGAGCGTGATGGTATTTCGCACATCTCCGGTCCGCGATTGAATGCTCAAACCTGATGCCAAAGCCTGATTGGCGGTTAAATCAACATACCCATTGGCTGCCAAATAGGTGGTGCGGTGTGTCGAATCGGCATAAGAAATTTGGCCTTGAGCATTCTCGTAAATGTAACCTAATCCTGATGTGGCCAGAGCTGCAACAAGCGAATAAACATCAGTTACTGATGATGTTCTAGCTGCAAGCTCATAATTGCCTGGTTGGTCAATTTCTCCCAATCCGCTGTTTTCGGCATCCTGCCATTGAGTCGTTGGATCATAAGTGGCCCATGTCAAAGCTGCTGGCACTTCTTGCCATGATAAAAACAAAACCTCTTTTAAAATTGTGTAAATCTGGTTTCCATCAAAATCCTGCGATAAAACACCATCGGTCAAAGCTTTTGGCAATCTAGACAATGCACCCAATGCAATAATGTTGATGCGTTGCGCATAATCAATGCTGCCAACCTCAGCCACAGCAATGCCAACTTCTACAACCGAGCCACCAAAAATTGGCACAAAAGTAGCTGTGGAATCTTGCAATTCAATAGTAAGCGAATCATTTATTTCTATTAACACATTGCCTTGATTAAGGTTGATAATTTCGAGGTTTATATAACCAGCTTGTGCCTGTTCATAAATGTTTGTGCGGCCGCTGGTAATAGTGAGATTCGCCAAAATGGCGGTTTGATATTGAACACCGCCAATTGTGACACGCCAAACCGGATTAAATAGTGTCATTAGATTCCCACTAAATTAGTTGCACCACCGGTGCCTCTAAAAAAACTGTTATTTTGAGCTTCATTGATTGCCCGTGTAAAACCTTCTTCATCAATAATTGATGCAGCATTGACATTGATTACAATTCTTTCAGCTGTTGAAAGCCCACCGGTTGCCGCTGTTCGGGCGGCGGCGGCTGCATCGCGTGCAGCTCTCAATCGAGCTGTTTCAGCGACCAATTCATTTTTGCGCAAAATTGCAGCTTGCATTGCTGGTGAATATGCGCCCAATGGTGCGCCGGTAAAGGTTCGGGAATCACCACCCGGCACAAATGTTGTTTCGCCACCGCCACCGCCACCGCCACCGCCACCGCCACCGCCACCGCCACCTGCGCCAGTGTCCAAAGTTGATCCGGAATCAAAACCTGTGCCAACCTTTAAAGATTTATCATTGGAATCACCAAAGAAAAAACGCGTGACCGGATTGTCTTTAATAAAATTCACAAATTCTTTAATCTTGGTGACTGTGCTGGAGATGAATCCAACAAGCTTCGAAAAGCCTGTAACCAATCCACCAACGATTGTGCCAATAGCCTCGAGAGCTAGTTTGAAAGTACCGCCCAAAAGTGGAGCAAGGTACTTTTTGATAAAATCCCACACCTTGGCAAGAGCCTGATAAAATGGCTCTAATTCAGCTGAATTTTCTGAAAGTGCAGTTTTAATTTTATCAAATGCAGATTTTAATCCGGCAAGAATTGGGCCTACAACCGAGCCAATTGCCGGGATAATCTCCTCCGATAAGAATCTCCACCATGTTTTTAAAATTGGCAATAAATCATCGCGGATTACTTTGAAAATGTCTGCAAATACCGGCCCCAATGTTTTGCCTAAACTATTAGCAAAATTGGTTATTGCTGGGATGCCTTTATTGACAAAGCCATCAAGCAATGGTGTAAGTGCATCAAGCACATACGATCCAACAGTTTCTTTGGCTTCATCAAATGCCACATTCAATCTGAGCATTTTGCCTTCAAAAGTATCGGCTTGCTTTGATGCTTGGTTTTCAAATGTGCCGGCCAATTTGGCGGTGATTTCTTCGAATGACATAGTTTTCAGTTCAGCTGCACTAATGCCAACGCCTAGTTTTCCAAGAGCTGTATTCTGACCTTCCGCGCTTTTTGCAAGCGCATTTGAAACGGCCTCCAACGACTTTCCAGAGCCTGCAGAAATATCCAAAGCCAAAGCTTGTAATTCTTGCGCTCGAGTCACATCTTTCGTGCTTCTCAACAACCGATCAAATGATGGCCTCAGCTCATCATCAGTTTTGCCGGTCAATAAAGATGTTTTGAGAATCTGCGCCTCGACCGCTTTGATTTGTGCATTTGTGGCACCGGTGACATTTTCCAATGTTGTGGCCAATTTTGTTTGTGCAGCCTCATCAGCAATAGCGGATTTAACACCATCAATGAGCAATTTGCCAGCATAGGCCGCTGCTGCCACACCAGCTGCCGCAAATGCCAATCCAGCTTTCTTGCTAAAATCACCTAGCTTTGAACCAAATCCTTGAACCTCTTTTGTGCCGGTGTCAAGGCTTTTTTTCAGCTGGTCAATATCGCCAAGAATGGAGAGCTTAAGTGTTCTACTTTGTCCGGCCATCACCACTCCTTTAAAATCTTAGTAAATGCAGTCTCCCATTGAGCAATAATATGCGGTTGCTCGGCACGCAAGGTTGGATATATAAAATATCCTGCTGATCCACCATTGGTGCCGCGACCTGACCAAATTGGGAATTGCTTAAATTTTGTTGATCCAAATTCATAGCCGCCCCAAAGCTGCTGTGTTGTACCGCCGCCGCTAAAT